GGTGCTGTACCCCGACCCTGAACTGACCTTCAAGACCAAGATGGCCGACGTGCCGCTGACGATCCAAGAGATGGTTTTCGGCAACACCATCGACGATAACGGCGTGCTGATCCGCAATGCGTCCGACACTCCCAGCTACTTCGCCGTGGGCTTCAAGTCGGAGAAGTCGAATCACAAGTTCCGCTATGTCTGGCTCTACAAGGTGCGCGCCAAGCCCGTGACGGAGAGCTACGCCACCAAAGAAGGCAAGACCATCAACCGCCAAACGGGTGAAATCGAGTGGAAGGCCATCAAGCGCACCCACGACGGCCAGTATCAGGCAGTCGCCGATGTGGACGAAAACGGCTTCACCGCTGCGATGGGCGAAACCTTCCTGCAGTCCGTGTACGAGCCGACCTTCACGCCCGCTGGCGCTTGACGATCATAACAGGACTGAACGAGACAGGCACGCTTCATAACGGAGCGTGCCTATCTGCGTTCGAGGAGAGGTGATGCCTTTGTCATTAGAAGCGTTGAAACGAAACGGGCATAACCTTAGCCTGCTCGACTGTGAAACGGTTGGCAAATACGACATTCCTGTGCTCCAGCCGGAGCGCGCACCGGAGCGTTTGCTCTGGATCGGCTTCAACAGCGTGCTGACCGACGTCAACCGTTCCGCGCACGGCGTGCATTTCTTCATCGACGATTACCTGTTTGAGCGCGCGTGGAAAGACCCCAAGCGATACGCCGCGCTCCTGCGAGCGCATCCCGCCGTGCTGACCCCTGATTTCTCGATGTTCACCGATTATCCGAAAGCCGTGCAGATCTACAATCACTGGCGCAAGCACCTGCTGGGCGCGTACTGGCAAAGCCTCGGCATCCGTGTGTTTCCTTCGATCTGCTGGAGCGACCACGAAAGCTACGACTGGTGCTTCGATGGGGAACCCGTCGGCGGGACGATTGCCGTGTCCTCGGTTGGCACGCAGAAGAACAAGGACGCGCGGAAGCTGTTCATGGATGGCTACCGCGAGGCGCTCGTTCGCCTAAAGCCTGAGAAGGTTCTTTTTTTCGGCGACGTGCCGGACGGCTGCGAAGGTAACATCGAACGGTACGACGCTTTCTACAAAGCCGTCAACGCCCGTCGCACAGCAGCCGTTGACTCGTCCGCAAAGGAGAGGTAAGCTATGGGCGGACGAGGCGGATCAAGCCACCGCGCGGGTGGCGGCGGGAACTTACAAAACCTAACCACAGTCGATCAGGTTAATCAATGGCTTCGGAATCAGAACTGGTTCGCGCCGCACAGCCGTATTTCGCTGAATGGTATCGACATCGCTGCCGCGCGAGGCATTGCGGAGGCCTACAAGCAGGTATTCGATAAGTATCCTCAGTTGAAGGGATTCTTCAATGGCGTCATTTCCTTTTCACTCGGATCTGGTACCTATGCCGACTGTAATCTGGTGTCAGGAACCATTCGTGTCAGCGATTCTATGTACCAAAGCGTAGCCGCGCTACGCCAACAGTATGCCTCCGACCTTCGCTCCAACTGGCATCCTGTTGGAACGGACTGGTCGGCCATCGTCACGCATGAGATCGGGCACGCTATTGACGGATATATCTCACAGCGAATGCGTTTGTCGGACGCAAGCTATACGGACTGGGACTACAACTCGAGGACACTGCGCGGGAAAATCGCGTCGAAGCTGGGTGTTTCCACAGACAGCGCGAGCATCGCGCACGAGGTTTCCCGATATGGCGCAACGCAAAGCGTGGAGTGGTTCGCGGAGTCTTTTGCGGAAGGTATGCGCTCTGCCGCTCCGCGCCGGATGGCTAAAGAGTTCATGGCTGAACTGGACAAGATATTAAGGAGGCTGCGATAATGTCAAGACCCGCGCCAGATTACTGCAACAATGAGGATTTCCTCAAGTGGTTCGACTTTGATAAGAACGAGTTCAAAGAAGGCGCGCCGCAATGGCTCATCGACATGGTGCGCAAAGAAGATGAGGAGCGGGAACGCCAGTATCAGGAAGCCCTGAAAGACGGATACCTGCTGTAACACACGCCTCATGGCCAAGCGCCGTGAGGCCTTTTCATGCCCGAAAGGAGGGTTTGCATGATTACCTGCACCCTGAAAGACAAGAAATACACGGTCGACTACATCCCCGGTCGCGCTCTGCGCGAGATGGAGCCCGCCGCGAAAATGTACGGTCGCATCGTTGCCCTGTCCAACGCCGCCGTGAAGGGTGAAACCATCCCGGAAGATCAGCAGGTGGCGATCCCCGAAGCGATGGACGTGATGATCCATTGGTTTTGCCTGCTGTTCGCAAACCAGTTCACGCCGGACGACGTGCTGGATGGTTACCCCGTGGATCGTCTCATGCACGACATCGCGCTGGCGCTCATGGCGGTGCAGACGCAGACCACGGAGATTCTGGACGAGTTCCCTACGAAGGCGGGAGCGGAACATCTGTCGGCGAAAGCGACGGAGACAACGACTCCCGCCTGACGCTGCATGACTTTATCTATTCCACCTATAACTCCCTTCTGGAGGACGGGTGGCGCATGAAGGAAATAGACGAGATGGACATGCCCGGCTTCCTGCGCATCCGCGCGTGGAACGCAAGCAGGGAGAAAACAAAGAGCGCGCCTAAAGCGCGGTATATCGATGAGGTCTGGGGCAATCTGAAGCCCCAATGAAAGCATCCGGCAGCGGGTGCTTTTTCATTTATACAGATTGGCAGGTGAGAAACTTTGAGCGAAACGCTCCGCGATCTGGTGGTATCGCTGTCGCTGAACAGCGATAACTTCACCCGCAACATCAAATCCATCCAGAAGCAGATACAGGAAGCGGAGTCGGCATTCAAGCTGGCAAGCGCGGGTGTGGATCGGTTCGAGTCCACCACCGCAGGGTTGGCCGCAAAGCTCTCGACGCTGGAGCGTAAGTTCTCCCTGCAAAAGGATGCGGTCGTACAGTACGAACGCGCACTCACACAGGCGAGCGGCAAACTGCAGGAGTGTTACGACCGCCAGAACGACTATAACCAGCGTCTGACGGACGCGAAGACCCGTCAAGCACAGCTGAAACAGGAAGTCTCGAACGCCGCTGCGGCGTACAAGCACTACAAGACCACGCTCGGTGAAACCGACTCCGCGACCATTGCGGCAAAGGCAAATCTGGACGCGATCAAGGTCGAATATCGTGATCAGTGCGCGGAGGTGCGCAAGCTGCAGGGTCAGAACGTCGCGCTGCAGAAATCCACGCAGAACGCCGCCGACGCCTTCTCCTCCGCGCAGGCTAAGCTCAACGGCGCGAAAGCGGCTGTGCGGGAAACGTCCAGCGAGATCGACAAATGCAACCGGCAGCTTACCCTTTCCCAGACACAGTGGGACGTTGCCGGGCAGACCATCGTCCGCAGCGAACAGGCTGTCGCCAGCATTGGCAAACAGATGAAAAACGCCGAGAGCCGGTTCAGGCTGGCTGCGGCTGGCATCAAAGATTTCGATAAATCCGCTGCGGGGCTGTCTGCGAAGCTCACGCTGCTCCATGAGAAGCTGACGCTTCAGCAGCAGGCCGTCCGGCAGTATGAGCGCGCGCTGGAAGGCGCGCGGGAGCAGCTGGCCGCCGCGCAGGCTGTCGGCGACGACGACAAAATCCGCGAGGCGACCGACGCGGTGCAGGACGCGGAAACCGCGCTCAATAACGCGCGCGCCGCTGTCAAACAGACGCAGGCAGACATCACCAACTGCAACAAGGAGCTCAAGACCGCGAAATCCGAATGGACTGCGGCAGGGAAATCACTTGAAGACTTCAGCAAGAAATGCGACGCCGCCAGCAAGACGATGACCAAGATCGGCAGGACGCTCTCGGCAACTGTCACCGCGCCCATCGTCGCGCTCGGCGCGTCCGCAATCAAAGCGAGCATCAGCTATGAGTCGGCTTTCGCTTCTGTCCGCAAGACCGTGGACGCAACGGACGCGGAGTTCGCGCAGCTTTCCGACGATATCGAGCAGATGTCTACCAAGGTGGCGTCCTCCGCTGACGATATCGCGGAGGTTGTCGCGGTCGCCGGTCAGTTGGGCATTCAGAACGAACACCTCATGGAGTTCGCCCGCACCATGATCGATCTGGGCAACAGTACCGACATCGTTGCGGATGAAGCCGCTTCGACCCTTGCCAAGTTCGCCAACATCATGAACATGGATCAGTCCCTGTTCCAGAACCTCGGCTCGACGCTGGTCGATCTGGGCAACAATTACGCCACCACAGAATCTGCTATTATGGAAATGGCTATGCGCCTTGCGGGCGCTGGTCATCAGGTCGGTCTGTCGGAAGCGCAGATTCTGGGCTTCGCTACCGCGCTATCCTCTGTCGGCATCGAGGCGCAGATGGGCGGTTCCGCTTTCAGCAAGGCGCTGGTCAAGATGGAGGTTGCGTCCGCTACCGGCGGTCAGGCGCTGGAGGACTTCGGCGCGGTAGCCGGGATGAGCGCGGCGCAGTTTAAGGCGCTGTGGGATGCCGATCCCGCCGCCGCGTTTCAGGCGTTCATCGTAGGGCTGTCGAAGCTGGATGACGAGGGCGAAAGCGCCATCGCCGTGTTGGAAGAGATCGGCATCAAGGAAGTGCGCCTACGCGACACGCTGCTGCGTGCCACCAACGCCACTGAGCTATTCGCCAACACACAGGTGACAGCAAACCAAGCATGGGAAGAGAACTCGGCTTTGACCACAGAGGCAAGTAAACGCTACGCTACCACGGAGAGCAAGCTCGCCAACCTGAAAAACACCGCCATGATGTTCGCGCGGCAGATCGGGAACGATCTAAATCCCACCATCCAGCAGCTCATCGACGGCGCGTCGGAACTGATGGAGCGGTTCATGAGCCTTGACGAGAACCAGCGCGCACAGATCATCAAGTTCGCCGCCATCGCCGCGTCTATCGGCCCGGTTATCCTGATCTTAGGCAAGCTCACAAAGGGGCTGGGTGTCGTGACGGGCGGCATTGGGAAGTTCGCCACCTCCGTCGGCAAAGCGGGCGGCGGTTTTTCCGGGTTCATGTCTGTGCTTGGAAAATCCCCAGCCGTGTGGTTTGCCGTCGCGGCGGCTGTGATCGCCGGTACGATTGCGCTGGCGGACTACGTCTCCGGCGCGAAGGAAGCCCGCGAAGCCCTCAAGGGCATGCAGGAGACCGCCGACAAATGGAAAGAAACTGCCGCCGAAACCTTCTACGGCTCCGGCGAGGGGCTGTCCTTCTTCGGCATGACCGAGGGCGATTTCGCGCGGGAAACACAGTCCGCACAGGATTGGCTCTCTGGCCTGCTCGCCGTCTGGACGGACGGGCAGAAGGAAACCGACGAGATCGTCGGCACATGGACGGATTCCTTCAAGGCGCTGACAGCGGCAACCCGCGAGGAGCTTCTGGAGCTAAAGGCTACAGCGGATGAAGCCGGGTACGATTCCGTGTCCAGCCAATTGGCGGCGGACATCAAGACGCTGGATTCGCTGGACGCGGAAATCGAGAAGCTGCTCAAAAAGCGCCAGAACAGCTACTTCTCCGAGAAAGACCAAATTCGCCTGCAAGAGCTCATCGACGCGCGGGAAGCCATCGAAATCAAGTATAAGCTCACCCCTGCTGACACGGACGGTTTCGATACCGTCCTCCAAAAGGTGGACGCGGAGATTGCGCGGGCGCAGGCGCGTGGGCAGTCGGACGCGGATATCACCGTCTACGAAAACGCTGTACTCGGTCTTGCCGAAGGTATGGCTGCTGTGAACGGGAAGCTGGACGAGCAGTACGACAAGGAATACGCCGTCATTCAGCTGATCGAGGACGAGGACGAACGCCGCGCTGCACAGGCGGCGCTGGACGCAAAGTACAACGAGGATCGCCACGCCGCCGCGCTGGAGTACGCGCAAGCGCTCTCGCAGGTGGTCATGCCCGTATGGGAGCAGGAGGATATACAGCAAGCCAGCACGCAGGTGGATACGCTGCTCACCAAGCTGCGCGAGTACAGTCTTGCCAGCGAAACAGAGAAGCCCGCGATTCTGACGGACTTGCAAGAGCTCACCGCCGAGATGGACGAAGGATCACTCACCGAGTACCTGTCGTTGATGACGCAGATCCAAGCCCTGATGGACAGCGGCATGAGCGAAGCGGAGATACAGGCGCTCTTCCCCGACATCGACTTCACCGCGCAGATGGATCAGTTTGCGGGCATCGCGGACTACATTAGTCTCATCAAGACCGACCTGCCCGGTCTATACAGCATGTTCAATGAGTCGCTCCCGGAGGAAGCGCTCAAGATTGCCACCGATCTCGATATGACGGGCGCGCAGGCGCGCTGGGACGAGTTCGCCGCCAATCCCGGCGCGATCACCACGGAAGCGATCATCAGCGGATACAAGGATGCAGAGAATGCTGCCGCCCAGCAGCCCAAAGTGGAAGCCTTCATCTCGAAGTACACCGAGGTGCCGGAAGGCGCTGACAAAGCGTCCCTCACGCCAGCAGGGCTTGTGGCGTATGTTTCGACATACGCCGAAGCGACCAGCGGCGTGGACGTTTCCGCGCTCAACCCGACCAACGTTACCGCGATGGTAGCTGCCTATCAGGAACTTGCCGCCGGTGCGGATGTCTCCACCCTCAAGCCGGACGAGATCACGGCGTACATCATGCAATATCTCGATAAGGAAGGCGTAGACACATCGAAGCTAAAGCCAGAAGCGGTTACTGCTTTCGTGCTTGCCTACGAGGAAGTGACGGGCGGTGCGCTCACCACGGCGCTGACCCCGGACAACGTTACCGCGATGGTCGTCAAGTATCTGGAAGCGGAAGGCGTCGATATCGCGGCGCTTACGCCCAATCAGATCACAGCCATGTGAACAGCTATGCCGAAGCGACCGGCTGCGATAAGTCACAGTTGCTGCCTTCTCTAACGGCGTACATCACGGAGTACCGCGAAGCCGAGGGCGTATCGGTGCCCAAGCCGCAGACGCGGATCGTTATCACGGGTTACGACTATCTGGCGTATCAGGGCTTGAAGGAAAACACAGACATGCAGCTGGAAGTACCTGTGCGTCTGGGTGAGCTGGAGCAGGGTACTCTTGATCAGATGCTCACAGACGGCAAGGTGAAATTCTGGAAGGACGGCGTGGAAGTACCGATCACGGCTGTGCCGGACGGAACTGTCACAGCGGATACCGTTGCGTCTTTGGATCAGGACGGCACCCTGCATATCCTCATCACGCCCGAAGTCACCGGCACGCAGGAAGCCATCGACACAGCCAGTCAGGCGGTCGACGAGGTGTACAAGCTGGGCGGCACATGGCAGGAGGCATGGGCTGGCATTATGCCAACCACATCCATCGACCTGATGAACAGCGCCATCGGTCGGTTGAATTCCTATCAAGAAACGCTGGATTACAACTGGTGGGATAAATTCTGGGCATCGGTCGGCGGAGCATCGACCAATCTGGGTGTTCTTGACCAGAGCATGAAGTCAGACTTCAGCCAAGAGACGGTCGCACAGCTATCCGCCTACGTTGCCGAGATGGTCTCCGCGATCCAGCAGGGGCAGGAAGTATCCGAGTCCGATCTCACCAACCTGCAGACTATCGTCACTTTTCTAAATGGATTGGATGTGACCGGCACAGGCGCGCATGTCCGGGAGGGTATCGCGCAGGGCATGACGGAAGCGGGCTTTGATAGCGATGCGGAGACGGTCGCGGAGAATCTGGAATCCGCGCTCAACACCGCGTTGGGAATTCAGTCGCCCTCTACACGTGTGGAACCCGTGGGCGATAATGTGGCGGCGGGCGTTGGGGTC